TGCCAACAAATCCTTTGTATTACAACCAAGCTGGTATTAATACCTTGCAAAAAGTAGCACAAGCGACTGTAAATAATGGTATTTCGTTTGGATTGATTCTTTCACCTGCTAGTGTAAATGCAATTCCATTTACTACTTATGTAGCACAAAATCCGGGTGATTACGCAACAGGTACTTATAACGGCTTGAGCCTGACATTTGTTCCATTGCGTGGATTCAGTTCCATTACGATCTACTTAACTGCAAGCAACATTCCAGTTTAAGGGGAAAAATAAATGGCAAATCAACAAATCCAACAAGGTACATTAAATCGGCTACTAGCCAGCGTTGTCTATGCAGATTACACTCAATTGAATGTAACAGCAGGATATATGTCTAGAGAAGCAATTAGTTTATCTTTTGATGGCGACACTTCCATGCTTATACCAACTTTGACTGGTGCAGTAACCAGCCCAGAGCCGTATATTTTTGGAACTGTAACTATGCACTTGCTAAGAACTCAAGCTCTTGGTGAAGCATATAGCAATCAAATTAGAACTAATACCACTTTAGGTTCTGTAACTGTTTATCCAGATACACAAGTTTTACAACCATTTCAGCTAAATAATTGTGTTTTAATGAGTATTCAAGAAACAACATTTGATGGTAATCAAGCTGGTTTAGTTGTTCGCTTGCGGGGTGTATACAACATTAACTCTACTTTATTTGCCGCATCTTAATGAAGGAATAAAAATTGAAAATTGATCGTAATCTGTCCCTTGTGATGCAGGTGCAGACTGATGAAAATGGCTTAGTTTACATACATTCCACTTCAGTCAGTCGATCTGTATTTGAGCAATTTTATCTTGAATTAGGTAAAGTATTTAGTCAATGTTTTGATAGTATTAATCAAGCGCATTTAGCTTTATCTGCACCCCAGTTAGCCTACCCTGCTTTAAAGTCAATTTCGACTAAGGCTGGCAACTGGGAGGGCGCAGGTGGAGTTAAATTTGGGCTAGTCAACGAAATAATCCGTTTGACTAATGTAGTTTTTAGTACTGAAAAAGGATGGGAAACTATCACTTTTGATACAGCAGTAAAAAAAGGCATTTTGAATGAAGATGAAGAAGCTGAATCATTAAGTTCATTAGTTTTTTTTACAGCAATCTCCAAGGTTGCTCCGAAGGATCTGAAAAATTCTTTCTTGGAGATGGCAGGAGCATTAAGAAGTTGGGAGCTTACATCATTGGAATGTACGGCATATATGAATGGTTTGCAGACATCGACCAAAACAGAAAGTATTGGCAAGAAGGTCAAGGAATCATCCATAGTGTCCTAGACTATTTAACTTACATAGATTTTGGCGAATTTATGAAAGAAATAGGCTTTAAATGGGAAGATGCTTCAGAATATCGCCAAAGGTATTTAATTAGGGCTATTAAATCTAAGACTTTGTTTTAATTACTAGGAAGATAACATGACAGTAAAATCGGTAATTGAAATAGATGTCTTAGACGAAAAGTTTAAAGCTTTTGCGGCTTTATTTGAAAAATATAAAAAACAAGTATCAGAGCAAACAAAAGATTGGGAAAAAACCAATAAACAGTTAGCCGAAGCTGAAAAAAGACAAAAAGCTTTAGCAAAAGCAATTGCTGATAGTAATCATAACTTAAAAGATGTTGCATCAACAACAGCTTCTATTGCAAGTAATATGGCTTCCGCCGCCCTTTCAGCGGCTAAATGGGTAGCTTATAGCGCAATTGGCGGTGGATTTGGTCTTGGCGGATTAGCTTCTTCTGCAAGCAATATTCGTAGAGAGGCAACAGGTATTGGCGTTAATACAGCGCAATTAAGATCAGCTAGAATTTATGGAGCGCCATATTTAGGCGGTATTGAAGGCGTAATGTCTAACTTACAGACTTTACAAACCACACTTACTCAGCAATATAAAGTCGGGATTTTAGGTGGTGATCTAAATAAAAACGCATATCAAAACTTAATTCCTGCTTTGCAAAAAATTAGAGAAGCAAAAGAACAGTCTAATAGCATGATTGATGTAGCCATGAATACCATCCCCGGTCTTTCAGATATTGCTTCTCAAGAACAAATTCAAACTGTTTGGAATATGACCCCCGATGAATTTTCAAAGATGATTTCGTCTTTGGTTACAGGGGAAAAAAACTTTGGTAAAGATGATAGAAATTATCAGGCTTTTAGAGAATTTTGGGTTGAACTACAAAAAGCGGGAAATGTTATTGAAGATACTCTAGTTAAAAGATTATCAAAAATTACTCCGTCACTTATTCAGTTAACTGAAGTCATAAATACGGCAGTTAAACGCTTCTTAGATAGTGGTGAATTTGAAATTTGGATTAATAAATTAGAAACTGGAATTAAAAAGTTTGCAGAATATATTTCAAGTCCAGAAGCAAGAGAAGATTTTGAAAAGTTTATAACTGGCGTAAGCAATGTTGCTAATGGTCTAGTAAATTTAGCTTCTTTACTTGGTCTTTTTCCAAAAAGCGATCAAGAACAAAATGCAGAAAATCAAAGAAACGCCATTACCCCCGGCGGCGCAAATACTCCGGGTTCAATATTGAAATCTGGAGCATCCGCAATTGGAAGTACATCAAGAAGTTTAGTAAAAAATTGGTATGACTATCCATTAAGTACTTTAACTGGTGTAGTAAATTTTTTGAGTACGCCAATAGGTTCTGTAGCGGGGGTTAAAGATTTTTTTGGCGTTGCCGATCTTTCACATTCAGACCCAAAAATGATAGCCTCAATGAAAGCATTAGGGATTGATCCTATTAGCGGGTACAGAAGCAAAGAACGAGCAATGGCTCAAAATATTTGGCATGAAGGGTCGCATCACACTTTAGTTGATGCACAAGGTATTTCTCACGCAATGGATATACCTAAAAATCAAGTAAAAGCTTTATTAGCTAAATATTCAGAACAACAATTAAAAAATGAATTTGATATTTATAGACCATATCCAAATCAAAAAGGCGAAGAAAATCATTTTGAAAGATGGAGTACTAGAAATCAACCACAGTTATATATTTATGTAAATAATGAGCTTCAACCTATGGCAAATATGGCGGCGCAACAAAGATAAAAAATTATGACTTCATTAGCTCAAACTACATTTTCGGCGGCATTTGAAACAGCCCCTATATGGCTACAAGGTGGTATTGCACAAGCAATTGGCGGATATGCCCCCTTAAATGCGGTATTACCGGGCATGAATAGTATTGAATTTATAGCTCAATACAAACCATTAGCAGGAAGCACTTTAGCAAAATGGCAAATAGCAGAATATCCATTGGCTAATTTTGCTACTGCGGCTAACGCTGTAGTTCAACAACCATTAGATGTCAGTATGATGATGATTTGCCCTGCTCAAAACAATGGGGGATATACCTTAAAAATAGCCATTTTTACGGCTTTGCAAGCATTAATTCAAAACCATGTCTCTGCTGGTGGAACTTTTATAGTTTTAACTCCAGCCTATATCTATAACAATTGCTTATTAACAACGCTTAGAGATATTTCTAGCCCATCAGAAAAACAAGTTCAATTTATTTATCAATGGGATTTTACTCAACCATTGATTACTGCTTCTGCATCTCAGAATTTGCTGGGGACTTTAATGGACAAAATTTCAAATGGATTGCCAACTACAACAAGTTGGACACAGCCACCAGCACCAGCAATTCCTAATAACATTAATTATTATGCGGATTAAATATGATTACTTTTGTGCAATTTAATCCTTCTCCTTACGCTAATTTTCAATTTAATCCAACATTAGACGGAACTTCCTATACGGCAACTTGCACTTGGAATACTTATGCTCCAAGGTATTACATCAATATTTATGATAACTATGGAACTTTAATTGTTACAAATCCATTGATTGCATCGCCAGATGATTTTGATATTAATTTGGTGTATGGATACTTTCAAACTTCAAAATTAGTTTATAGGGAAAGTAGCAATAATTTTGAAATTACACCATGAGATATTACAAAGTTACCATTACTCCACCTGTAGCAACGCCTAATTTATTTGAGCCAGTAATTTTTAGTTCTCAAAGTAATGGTAAGGATAACTATTCTTGTTTACAAGCAGATTTAGATATTTATCAAACCTCTTTTCACAATTACTCATCAAATGGGTATATTAGATTCATGGGCGTTGATTTAAAACAATTACAACAAAAAGCCAACATTAACCCACAAATAACGCCAAATGGGTCAAGAATTAATCTTTGCGGAATAAAAGTTGAAATTGGGATGTCTAAAGGTTTACCCTATGCAAACCCAAAACAACAAGGAACTGTTGCTAATGGCGGAATTCTCCAATCTTTTGGAAATTGGCAAGGAAATCAAATTTCTTTAGATATTGTTTTTGCCCCAATTGGAGTGGATCAAAATGCAATTAATAATATTTCTTTTTCTATTGCACAAGATCAGGAGCTAACTGAAGCTGTAAAAACAGCCCTCCGTGATGCGTACCCTGATGCAAAAATTGGTGGCTCTTTTAAATCTGGGTTGAAATATACGGAAAAAACACAGGCACAACATTACAATTTATATACTTTATCTGTCGCTGTTAATAGAATTAGCAAACAAATTGATAAATCTCCTGAATACACAGGAGCTATGATTACCGCCACTAACTCGGGATTTTTTTTAACGGACTCTAAAGTTACCCCTATTGCTACCAAAAAGATTGAGTTTACGGATGTTATTGGCAATTTAACTTGGCTTGGGATTAACACTATTTCCGCAAAAGTAATTATGAGGGGCGATTTAAATGTTGGGGATTACATTTCTTTTCAAGATTCAATTCCAGTAGCAAATGTGATTAATAACCAATCTCAATATAGAAATAGAATTTCTTTTAACGGAACTTTTTTTGTGACCAAAATTCACCATGTAGGAAGCAGTAGAAACCATGATGGAAACTCTTGGGCAACAGTTATTGAAGCTATTATTCCCGGTGCGGCTTTAGGACAAACATTATGAGTTCAGCACAAAAAACGCCTTTTGCAGTATCGCTTTCAAATTATCTTGAAACTAAACTTGAACAAAATAATGAAGGTTTTGGTTGGCAATTGCCTTGTATTGTAAGGGCTGTTAATGGTTCAATGGTAACTGTTGCTTTTGAAGTGGATACTGGGGGAGAACTTACTTTTCCAGAAGTAACTTGTCCAATAGCTCAAAGTAAGTATGTTCGACTTCCTGTACAAGTTAATGATTTTGGAATGTGTATTTCTGCAAATGCAAGGCTTGGTGGAGTAACAGGTCTTGGTAAGGGATTAGCACCACTTGGGCTTCCTTTTAACCTTGGTGCGCTTGTTTATGTGCCTATTGGTAATACTAATTGGGAGTCTGTAGACCCTAATGCAGTTAATATTAACGCCCCCAATGGGGTGGTAATTAGAGATACAGAAAATAATTGCACAATTACTTTATTGCCTACAGGTGTAACTGTTGCTATTGGAAGCACTAGCTTGATTGTTGATGGTACAGGAGTAATAGTTAATGGTAAATTTACAGTAAATGGCAATGTTGAAACTACTGGAACTTTGAAAAATAATGGCGTAAGTGTTGGTAGCACTCATAAACATTCGGGTATTCAAACAGGTACAAGCAATACAGGGAATCCAGTATGAGAACTTATGGCGTAGACCCAAACACTCAACAATGGGTAGAAGTTACCAATACAAGCTATGTATGGTTGGCTACTTTGGCTCAAACTTTGCGTTTAAATCAAGGTGAAAGCCCTTTTTATGCCAATTATGGTATTCCAGCACAAAACTCTGTTCATACTCAAATTCCGCCTGATTTAGCGGTTAATAGAACACAAACTCAATATGCCCCATTTTTTGCTAGTTTGACTGTATTAAAACAACAAAATGCGGCAAACCCAACTTATAATATTAGTGCTGTATTCCAAAATGGAACAACGATTTCTTCTCAGGTGGCTACTTAATGGCTCAAATAACTACTGCTGGAGCAATACCAGCTTTACCAACAGACCTATTAAATGCTGAAATTGCGGCGGCTACAGCTTTAGCCCCCGGTCTTACAGCTAACCTTCCGGGTTCTCTTGTAGAAGATATGGCTTCTACTGCCGCTGGCGCAGTAGTAATACAAGACCAAGCCTTTGTGGATTTGGTTAACTCTATTAGCCCTGCAACGGCTAACCCTTCAATTCTTTACCAATTGGGGCAAGTCTATGGTGTCGAACAAGGTCAAGGTTCTAATACTTCCGTTTATGTTATTTTTACAGGTCTTACTGGTTTTGTTATTCCTGTTGGATTT